ATTAAATCTTGCTACTCGTATGATTGCTCGCGTCGCGTCGATCCCATCCTGAACCGGGAGCTTCGATACAATTTCGAACGGGAAGTTAAGGCCAAGGGCGAATTCCCTTCTTGTCTTTCCGGTCGTCCAATCGGTGTTTTCAAGATCGTGGGGTCCGTTGTGTTCGTCAAAATCATACGGGAGGGAGCGGATATCCCTAATCCACTCGTCAAGAGCTTTGTTGCGCCCTTCGAGGTAGTCGACGATAACCGGCTTGCCATCGTCCCCGCGCTGCGTAATAATAATTGCTGTGGCATCACGAAATCCTATATCCCACCAAGATTGGCACTGTTTCATTGGATCGTGTGGGAAGTCCCCGATCCGGCCTTCTTTTTCCGCTAAATTTAGTTCGAGGGTATAGAATGCTCCTTCCATACCCGCTTCAAATGAACAATAATACTCTTGAAGAATCTTCTCCTCAGACATGCCCTCATTACGTTCTTCGGTAATGATCTCGGGTCCAATAACGTGTGTGCCATCGGGTCTGAAGGTGTCGTCGACAGTAAGCAAACTGCAGAACCACCGAGGATTACCCTTAGCCATGTCAAAAAGTTTCTTGCCATGGTTTTTTCCTCTAGGGGTATATATAAAGAGTGCCCACCCGCCGTTTTCCGCCAAGATTGGACGAATATAGTCCCATGCTTGAGGGTCGGCAACGGCCCACTCGGAGAATATAACTCCCACAGGGTTTGTTCCCACAAGGGAATCGTAGTTATCAGACCCGACAACTTGGTATATACTACCATTTCGGAACCTCACCTGCATATCCGAATTGTTGATCGGAGAGGATTGATCGCGCATCTCTTTGGGAAATGCCTGATCGATCATCTTTCGACCTTCTCTGTCTATGCCATCCCATATTACTCTTCGTCCCTGTTTAAGAGTTGGCAACATATGCCAAATCGTGCCGACTCGCATTTGTGATGATACAGCGGACAGTTGTAGACAACACGAGTCTTTACCGCCACGCCTGTGCCAAACAGCACATCCACGTTTGCGCTCAAGACCCCCCTCAAACATGTACTGAAAGAGGGGGGACTGGTAATCACGAGCGTTCCAATCGTTTGGAAGGTCAATTGCCACGAATGCCGAGTTCTTCTGGTGTTACAACTGCCACATCATCAGCGGTAATAGTTTCTTCTTCCGCTGCTCTGGCTTCTGCTTCTTTATCTTCTTTTTCTCTTGCGGCCCTATAATCAACCGCGCCTTTGTCAGCATCATCTTGAGCTGCATCTGTTCTTTCTTGGTTCGCCGCAAGTGGCGGAGGATCGTCCGACAACGATTTGGAAGGTTTGACCTGTTGAGCGCCCACAGTGGATTCCTCTGCGGGTCCTTTCGGGCCATCTTCAGCTGGGTCCGGTGGGGACTCTGATTCTGTTGCTACTTCCGGCTCTTCCAGACCGAGGTCCTCTTTAGCCGCTGCCTTCCTCGCTAATTTCTCCTGTACCTTGCTCATCTTCTATAATCTCCACTGATTCGCCTTCGACGGTAATGCCTAAGGCTTTATGATTAATGTTGATCGTAAGACCGCCCTTCACAGTCTCTGGAAGCGTGAAACCGCTATGTTTAGCCATCAGATCGATAGCTTTACCATGTGCGGCCATATTTGTAACTTTTCCAGACCATGCAACACCGTCCCGATCAACTCCGACAACTTCTTTCTCACCTTTTGCTCTCGGGAGAAATTCCTCAAGAATTTCATGCTGAACCATGTCGCGGGATATAAGGGAATCGTTGGCCAGTTCATCGCCAAGAAGTTTGAGAAAGTGGCTTATCTGGGGACGTCGTAAAAGACGAATACCATGATCAGGATGAAAATTGGCAGCAGCAGCCGCTCGTCGACGATCAAAGTCGACAAGGTATTCATAACAGAATAATCTATGCTGCGGATCGAGTTCTTGCTCTAATTTTTCGAACTCGCTTAATTCCGACGATTCTGTTGTCTGGGTTAATTCTTGCCCGGCCAATTTCAATCATCCTTTGATTGAGTATAAAGGTACGCTCCTCCAGGGAAAGAGGCTTGATAACTTCTGTCACCGTCAAAGGCGGCAGGTCTCGGAAGAATGAGTCGCGCATCCGGAGAGTATACCACACCGATGGGGGGTCTGTCAACCCCTAATTCCCTACGCACGCGCACGCGGAAAAAAGAAGAATCCGCAAGGGAGCGCAGCGGAAGGAGGTCGAGGGCGCGTGGAACCCCCATTAACGCGGAACAGCTTGCTTTGCCCGGGGTGTACCCCCCGCTTATAAGAACCGCGCACGGTTCCAATCCGCGTGGTTCCTTTTTTGTTGAGGGATGCATCCCCCCCAAAGGCAGCGCGTCGCGGCCAGCGAACCCGGCAAGCCGACGACCCCAGACCCCGGGGAACACGGCGGCTGCAAGCCATACTTGACAAGCGGCGTCGGCTGTGCTTTTTTGGTAGTGTCGGTGCTGCCACGACCCCAACACCGACGAACTACCGCTCTTTTGGGTCGACACAGGAGCACGACATGTCTAAGAAGACAGAGAAGACGGAGACAGACGTCCAGCCGACAGAAGTGGACGGAACACCGAAGCTGAGCAAGTCAGAACAGCTAAGGAAGTACAAAGCTGGATACGACACGTACCAGTTAGGGAATGGAAACCTCAGCATGGACAATGGCGACGAAGTGGCGCTGTTGCTCCGGGGTTCCTCACCGGAAGCGGTGATGGTAGCAGCGGAGAAGCTGAAAGGACTGGAACCGGGAACGCTGACCAAGCGGTACATTGACCGGAACCAAGGAGCCAAGCGGATGAACGCTGGGAACATCGTCCGGGGTTGCGTCAGACGCGACACGACGATCGAACAGGTCCGGGAAGCTCTGAAAGCCGCCAGCAAGACGCTGAACACGGCAAGCTAGGAACCACTAGCTGAACAAGGGGCCACGGAAGGCCCCGACCACGGGGAACACGCTACCTGAGAAGCGATCACAGGAGGGGGGAGGGTGGGCGACTTTCGCGAACACGTTCCGTTCCTCGTTCCTTGCCCCCAGCCCGGGCGCGAGGTCTTCCAAAGTGGACTTAGAACCAGTTCCAAGGAATAGAAGGGCTTGGGAAGTGGACCCAAAGGCCCAAGGAACGCCGAGAGCGAAACGCGGACGGGGAAGCGGGTGCCCCGAACCACTGAAGCCATAACCAGGCCCCTTTACCGGTCCTTCTCGTCCGAGATATCCGGAACCACCCGACGACCCCTCCCCCTATATTCGCGAATACACCCACGTCTCCTCTCTCTTCCCCCCGATTTTTTTAGAGAAGGACCATGAAGACCAGAAAGACCGATGAAGCGGGACGGGGCCTGAAACAAAGAACCACGAAGGACCACGGTCCCCACGGTCCTTCTTAGCTTGCCTCTCCCGGAACCATGTCGCCTTAGAGGGATTATATCTCAATTCTCTTTCTCCATTCCCCACCTTCTGATGAGGACCGGTCCTCCTCGGTTCCGTTTACTCGACCACCCTTCTCGGCACAGGTAACCAGGGCTTGACAGGACGCCCGTCCTGTGTTATAATAGGGGCACATGGCAGCCCCATGAACAGGAGCTAAATATGATGAACCAACTCTACATTGTCCTAACAGACGAAAACCAAATCTTGTTCGCAAGTACAAGTAGCAAAGTAGCTGATCAACAGCTAGCTGAGTGGGAATCAAGGCACGCCGCCTGTGCTTCCATTGTTGAATGCAAAGGTAGCGGCTGGGGGTGGAAGCCACTGATTCCACCAAACGCGGAGTAAATAATGAGCACAGAATCAAACTCAGTTTGGTTGGTGTCGGTTATAGAACAAGGCATAGAAGCTACCATCGGTATTTACGGTACCGAGGAAGCAACCAACCCAGTAGTCGAGGAACTTACCAAAAACTTCGACCTCGTGAAAGTCACAGAGTGGGAAATCCACTAACAGGAGCCAAAATGACGACATGCCCTAACTGCAACATGGAATACACGCCGGACTTAGCAAAACGTCCGGATTTCGAGGCTAGGAACAAACAGTGGAGAGTTGAAAGAGAACTGATCCAGAACGTTTGGCCCAAAGCCACCACAACTCAACGTGAACAACTGCAAACCGGCATCTGTAGCGACAAATGCTGGCGTGAGTATTTGGGAGTAAAAGAATGACACCCGAAGAGAGAGCAGAAGTAGCGGCGTTGTGTGAGAAACACCCGCACATACACCGCAGAATCATAGAAGCACAATACCTCAACGACCGCAGGGAACAGCGGATCAAAGAGAAACGTGCACAACAGGAAGAGGAAAAGAAGGACCCATACAATCAACAAGTACGACCACAATATAAACATAGCATTTTTGACAGGGAGAAATAAAATGACCAAGATAGCTAAAATGATCGAGGAAGAGACAGATAAGATGATCTTCGTCACTTACCGCAAACCCGATGAACCACGGGATTACGAGGACGAAGCCCTCTGGTACGTTGCGATGGCCCAAGCAGAAGGCTATCGCGACCTCAACCTTAAAGGACTAGCTGGTTGCATCAAAGACGGGATTTCCCCTCTAACCGCAGAAGACGTAGAGGAATACTACAAGGAGTGCATGGAGGAAGATCGGGGCGAATTTGATAATGAGGAAATCCTGAGACAGGAGATTAGAGGCTTTTATCAGCCCCACGCGAAACCTGCATCGTAAATTAGGGCTTGACAGGAGCGCCCGGGTGTGCTCTAATGGGCATACCCCCGGGGGGTCCGGGGAAAGGAGCCAATAATGGAAAACGTAGCAATGAAACTGGATGG